TTGACTTCCGTACTGCTAATGAGCGTGTGATTGCGGCGCGTCAGGCGTTTGAGTCTATGCCGTGGCAGTTGAAGGATCGTTTTGCGCATGATCCGCAGCGTTTGCTTGCGTTTGTGGCGGATGACGCTAATATGGATGAGGCGTTGAAGCTTGGTTTGCTGTCTAAGGAGAGGTTCGATGAACGCAGAGCTCGTGAGAATGTTGGAGGCGAAAGTCAAGCGCCAGGAGGCGGCGTTGGCCTCCAGTCGGCTCCAGCTCGAGCAGGCGCGGCAGATGCGCCTGCAACTGGAGCAGCCGGCGGAGCCCCCAAAGGGGGTCCGCCGGCGGGCATAGCACCCGGATCTACTTGATACTAAGGGTGCTAGGTGAGATAAGAGAGGGGCTGCGGAGCCCCTTTCTGTTTTTATATACAGTGGAGGTTGTTATGATTAAGTCCCATCGGAAGCCGGTCGGCAAGCATGGTGCGATGCACAAGTTTAATCGTGATTCGTCGAGGACGCATCCTAAGAACGTGCGTGTGCGGCCGATGCGTGGCGGCTTCCGCCTTTAGGCGTTGGCCTGTTTTAAGCCCCTGACGGCCTTCCAGGATGGCCCAGGGGCTAAGTTGCGGTTCCTCCGGGATGACGGGGAGACCGCTTTTCAATACGAGCTCGCCGGTCGGCGGCTCGAGATCCCTTGCGGTAGGTGTATTGGCTGTCGGCAGGTCCGGGTGCGGTCCTGGTCGTTGCGTTGCATGCATGAGGCCTCGATGCATTCGAGGCCTTCTTCGTTTGTTACGTTGACGTATGAGGGGTCTGATATAGACCCGTCGTTGCGGTATGTGGATTTTCAGCGGTTCATGTATCGGTTGCGTAATAAGCTTGGTGCTACTCGTTTTTTTATGTGCGGTGAGTATGGAACTCTTAATTTACGTCCTCATTTTCATGCTTTGTTGTTTGGCCAGCCTTTTGCAGATCGTCAGCCATGCGGTAAGGATTTATTTCGTAGTCGGTCGTTGGAGTCCCTATGGACGGTTGGATTTTCTTCTGTCGGGTCGGTCACTCGTCAGTCGGCTGCGTATTGTGCTTCGTATTCGCTCAAGAAGGTTAGTGGAGATCTGGCTTCTCGGCGGTATTCTCGTGTCGACGTGCGTACTGGTGAAGTGGTTCAGGTTGTTCCTGAGTTTGGGCGGATGAGTTTAAAGCCTGGTATCGGTTATACGTGGTTTCAGAAGTATTTCCGTGATGTGTTTGCTGCGCGTGATGGTGTTGTCGTGAATGGTAAAGTTGTGCCTGCTCCGCGTTATTATATGAATTTGTTGTATGATGTGGACGCGGGTATGTGCAGCGGTGTGGAGTTTGATCGGATTATGCATGCGGGTAAGTTTAGCGAGGATCGTACTCCGGAGCGTTTGGCTACTCGTGAGTTGTGTGCGTTGGAAGCTGTTAAGCGTAAACGGAGGGTTCTATGATTTTGCTTATGTTCGCGGTGCGCGATAGCGCTACGGATTCGTTCGGTAATCCTATGTTTTTGGTTTCGACCGGTCAGGCTATCCGGTCGTTTCGTGATGAGGTCAATCGGAAGGCAGAGGATAATCATTTGTTCGTGCATCCGGATGACTTTGAGATGTTTGAGTTGGGTTCGTTTGATACGTCGACCGGTAGGTTTGCGCTGTTGGAGGCGCCTCGGTCGGTGTTGACTGCTAAGTCTTGTAAGGTTTAGGGCGGCTTTAGCCGCAACGGGTACCCCGGTCCGGCTTGTATTTTGGACCGGGGTTTGTTGCCTCGAGGCAGTTAGGGAGAGTTCGTTATGTTGCAAGGTTACGGTAATAATTTACGTGCTCCTAAAGTTGATATTCATGATTTTGCTATGGTTCCTCGTAGTGATGTTCCTCGTTCTTCGTTTCGTATGCAGATGCAGCATAAGACTACATTTGCTGGCTCTGTTTTGATTCCTGTTTTTCTTGCGGAAGTGCTGCCTGGTGATTCGTTTAATGTGTCTATGGCGGCTTTTTGTCGTATGTCTACTCCTATTGTTCCTATTATGGATAATCTTGACTTGGAGTCTTTTTTCTTTTTTGTTCCTAATCGTCTTGTGTGGGTCAATTGGTATAAGTTCATGGGTGAGCAGGAGAATCCTGGTGACTCTATTTCATTTTCTATTCCTCAGATTGTTTCTCCGGCTGGTGGTTTTGCTCAGTTAGGTATCTATGACTATTACGGTTTGCCTACTGCTGGGCAGACTGGTGGTGGTAATACTATTTCTATTTCTGCTCTTCCTTTTCGTGGTTACAACATTATTTATAACCAGTGGTTTCGTGATGAGAATCTGCAGAACGGTCTTCAGTATGGTTCTGGTCCTGGTCTTGGCATTGCTGCTATGGATAACGGGCCTGATGCTGCTGCTACTTATGGTCTAGCGAATGTCAATAAGCGGCATGATTATTTTACGGCCTGTTTGCCTTGGACTCAGAAGGGTGGTGTGGCGGTTACTCTGCCATTGGGTACGGCGGCGACGGTTAAGACGTCGGCGTCTCAGTTATTTACGGGAGCTCAGAATCCGTTGACTATGATTCAGTCGTCGGGTGCTGCAGTTGCGAGTGGTCAGTATGCTGGTTTCAACACGTCATTGCCTGCTATGTCGACGGGTACGAGCGCTACTGGCGGCGCTTTTTCTACGGTTCAGACTATCTATCCTTCGAATTTGTTCGCGGATCTTTCGACGGCGACCGCAGCAACTATCAATGCTATACGTTTGGCGTTTCAGACTCAGAAGCTCCTTGAGCGGGATGCGCGCGGTGGTACACGTTATACCGAGATCATTCGCTCCCACTTTGGTGTCTTGTCGCCTGATATGCGACTCCAGAGGCCGGAGTATCTTGGTGGCGGTAAAACTCCCATTAACATTGCGCCTGTGCCTCAGACTACGGCGACAGGTCTTACTGGGGGTACGTCCCCGCTTGGCACTTTGTCTGCTGTCGGTACTGCTGTTGGTCACGGCCATGGCTTTAGGCAGTCTTTTACGGAGCATGGATATGTGCATGGTTTTGTCGCTGTGCGGGCGGATATGATTTACCAGCAAGGTATTCGTCGTCATTGGAAGCGTCTTACTCGTTTTGATTTTTTCTTTCCTGTTTTCCAGTCGTTGGGTGAGAAGGCGGTGTTTAATTATGAGATCTATTCGGACGGATCTGCGAATGATGCTGTCGCGTTTGGATTTCAGGAGAATTGGGCGGAGTATCGTTATGCTCCGTCTTATTGCACTGGGTTTTTCCGGTCTACTACTTCTTCGCCTTTGGATTTTTGGCACTTGGCTGAGAAGTTTACTGTGTTGCCTACGTTGTCGTCGACGTTTATGAAGGACTCTACTCAGACGCAGATTACGCGGGATATCGCGTTGGGTGCTGCGGGTTTGAATCAGCAGTTTTTGGCGGATTTTTTCTTTGATATGAGGGTCGCTCGACCGATGCCGATGTACTCGGTGCCGGGTCTTGTCGATCATTTTTAGTGTTGTCGGATGAGCAGGCGTGGCTGATGCTGTTTTGTGGTGTGTTGTCTATCCGTTTTCATCCTCGGGACGATGGTGTTGTGTGTGCTGGGGATTTTACGGTGGTAAAATGTCAGTTTGCGTCGGAGGTTGCTGATTGTGCTCTTGTTGAGTTTCGTAGGAGGTTCCCATGTCGTGGATCGGTCCCGTAGTTGGTGCTGGCGCTTCTGTGTTGGGTGGCTTGATGGGGCAGTCCAATACGGCGGCGACTAACGCCGCGAATGCTAATTTGAATGCGGCTAATATGGCTTGGCAGACTCAGATGTCGGACACGGCGATGCAGCGTCGTGTTGCGGACTTGAAGGCCGCTGGTTTGAATCCTTTGTTAGCCGTTGGTCAGGGCGGCGCGAGCACGCCCGGTTTCTCTCCGATCGCGATGCAGAGCTCGAATGCGATGGGTCAGGGTGTTGCTAATGCGCCGCAGGCTGCGGCTCAGTTGGCTAACGTCCAGGCCGACACTCGCAATAAGAATGCGAGTGCGGCTCAGACGGAGGCGTCTACGCCGGATAATCCGGATATTGTTCGGAATAATTTGTCGTATATGTCGGTTGCTCAGACTCAGAATGTGATGAAGCAGGCTGGTATTTTGCAGGCTACGCTTGAGCAGATTCAGTCGCAGACGGGTGTGAATATTGCGAAGTTGCCTGGTGTTCAGGCGGACTCGAAGGTTTCGGAGTTGAATGCGGATGCTCAGAAGCAGTTGTTTACGTCGATGGTGGAGGCGGCTCGTCAGCAGAATGCGGCGACGAGCGCTAATGCTCAGGCTCAGGCGAAGTTTCAGAATTCGACGTTGGGTCATGTTTGGAATGCGGTTGGCGGTAACGCTGGTATCCCTCAGGCTGTGACTAATGCGGCTACGATGGCGACCGGTGCTGGTCGGCTTTATCAGGCGGGCAAGAAGGTGGTTACTTCGACGTCTGATAATGCTGGTAACGAGTCTTATTCGACGAGGGAGTTGCAGTAATGGGTATTGCGAAGGTGTTTCACAAGGCTTTGTACAATTACGATACGCAGGTGGAGTCTGATGCGTGTTCGGTGAAGGATTTTGGTCCGTCGATGACGGTTCAGTCTCAGGTTGAAGATGTGGATATGAATGTGATCATGGCGCGTTTTGGTGTTACTCAGAAGATGCCGGAGGGGTTTGCTACCCCGATGTATGGTGATTTTGAGGAAGTCATTGACTTCCGTACTGCTAATGAGCGTGTGATTGCGGCGCGTCAGGCGTTTGAGTCTATGCCGTGGCAGTTGAAGGATCGTTTTGCGCATGATCCGCAG